GGATCTGGGTTATTTGCATTCCAATTAAAAATTGGAGAAGGAGCAGCGGAACCCCCTCCAGTTGACGGAACACTAGATTGTTGTTGTGGAGATGGTTGTTGAAGTCCCAAAATAACCTGAGTTGGTTGTGCAGTATTAGTTTTATATATACTCGAAATCGCAGCCTGGGCCTGTTGATTGTATGCATTGGTTTTAAGAGACTGAAGTGTCTTCAAGTATTTTGCATAATCTGGATGTATCTTATCGGCAGCTGCAAATCCTCCCCCAAATTGAACAAATCCACCAAACTCCATTGCCAAAGCCTGAAGTTTTGGATTCATTTTCTTCAAGTCGGTTCTGTCATTTGATGTACCTGCTAGTTGAACTCCTGCAGCACCTTGGGATTGAAGATATCTGATTAGTTCTCTAACCTCTGAGAGTTGTGAGGTATTGTTACTAATACCAGAGGATAATACAATATTTTTACCACCAATTTTACCTTCAGCAGCTGCTTGTTCTGCAAATCGTCTCACATCTTTTACATCGGCTCCAACTTGGGTGAATTTACTTTCCGCACCCATTTGATCAGCAAGTCCTTTTCCAATACTATCCCCAATAACAGTAGACTTTTGTGCAGCTGCACCAGTATAAGTCAATCCACTTGGATTTGCACCACCACCAGCAGAAACAGTACTCTTTTCATAATGTTGTTTTGCTTTTGCTGGATCTAATGGTGCTGATATTTTTTGGGATTGGGAAAGATCTGCGACTGGATTAGTATGACTACCATTTCTCCAAACTTCAAAGTGTAGGTGTGGAGCATATGCTCTGGCATTGAACAGAGTCGCTACCTGTTGACCTCCATATACGGTTTCTCCAGGTTGAACAGTTGGAACAACATGTTTATAAACCGATTTAATTCCACCACCATGATCAATAGTGATGATGGTATCTCCAGATTCCACAGATCCACTAAAACTTACCTTTCCCGTTTTCCATGCAACAACTGGAGAACCAGCATCTTTACCGCCAATATCCTGTCCACTATGTCCACCAGGATAACTTCTAGGAGCACCATATTCTCCTCCAGGGTATCCATTTGATCTATTTGATAAAACTCCTCCTGGAAGAGGCCAAAATTGATTTCCATCTATTGGACCATTATATGGATCGCCATCTCCTGGGTCATCATTCGTCCCTCCCTCGTCTCCCTGGGCAGATCCTTCATCGTGAGTTGATGAGCCAGATAAAAGACCCATATTAATTAACTGTCCAAATTTTTCAACTACTCTTTCAAATGCTCTGATGTCCATCATTTGAGATCCTGCAGTAGCGGCTCCAGGAGCCATTCCCATTCTTTGTTTGGTTTTAATATCGGACTGTTGGGCAATAGATGATGTTGATGATTTTGGAATTAGTTTATCTTTTGATTGTGGATCTTTTGGTTGACCTTCAGACTTAACATCCTTCGCAATTAATGCAGCATCAATACCAAGAGAAACTGCAGTGCCTGCACCAGGAATGGTTGATGCTATACCAGAAGCCAATTCTCCTGTCGCACCTAACCAATCTCCTCTCATTGCTCGTTCTACGGCAAATACAGTTCCCAGAGCAGCACCAACAATCGGTACTTTCTTACCAAGCATTTTTGCGGCACCTTTTTCTAAGGTTTTACCTCCGACTTTCTTGGCTGTTTGATCTACTGCTTCTTTTCCAAACTGTTTTGCGGCAACTTTCCCTACCTTTTCTGTGCCTTGTTCAGCAACCTCTTTACCTACTTTTTTATCAAATAATCCTTTAGCACCTTTTGCTGCTTTTCCTCCCACAATACCAGCTGCAAGTCCACCTAATCCACCTAAAAGGCCTCCCCCTCCTCCTCCATTTCCAGAGGATTGTCCCAAAATGTTTGAGAAGTCTTTTAGTTTTAATTTTTCTAATTCACTCTTTTTTGGTTTTGGTAGTTTTTTTAATTTGGCACTAGCACCAGACAAAAAATTACTCAACTCAGAAATAGACGCCTGAGAATTTCCAAAAGATTTTTTAGATCTTTTGAACATCGAATTTATAGTTTTCTGTTGTTTTTCTAGTACTTGTTTCATTTTGGACAGATATTATAAATTGCACATGCAGCCGCTTGATTTGGATCGGCTATACCTGTAGATAAAAATGGTATTGCGGGGGCTGTAGTAACTTGAGGAGTAGGTGCTGGTGCAGTTGGTTTAGGAGGTGGTGCGGGTGGAAGCGGCAGGATTGTTAATCCAGCTGCTCCTTGTGGTTGTGGTTGTTGGAATGTGGCTTGTGCATCGAGGGGATCTAAAGATCCTAATTGTTGCAGTTGGGTTTGTGCGGTAAGATTAAGTTGTGTTTGTGCAGCGGCCGCAAGAGTTGATTGTGGTTTATATGTTTTTTCCAATCCTGGCGCTAATCTTTTATACCAATCTGCAGTGTGTGCAGAACCATATTGTGGATCTGTCCCACCCGCATAACTTGGGTCATAAACAACATACTTGTCTCTAAGTAGTTCTGAAATTTTAGGACCAGAAAATCCTGGAGTTGTTAGTGCTTCTGGAACTCCAGCTCCTCTTGATTTTATTTCTCCAGCTGCAAATCTTGCTTGAAATCTTAATGCTTCTGCAGTTTCTTTTAATTGTCCTTTTGATTCATCCCACACTCCAGCTCTTTTTGCATCCGCAATTAAAGCATCTCTTCTAGTATCATTCCAACTGAACATACCAGTATTTTGTATTCCAGCTTTTGGATCCAAATGAGTACCAAAAAGATTTTTATTTTGCATTCCACCTTCTCTACCAATTTCAGCAATTAATCTTTTTGCTCCTTCATCGGTATATCCAAGATTCCTGAATTCATCATAAAGAACAGCAGATTTGCCTGCCATAGTAGAAATGTCACCAGATTTCAGATTACTGTAATCTACAGATCCAGGAGGAGTAGGAGGATTTGGTGACTTAGCTCCCTTTCCTTTTGTTCCAGGACCACTAGATCTTTTCTTTTTAGCATCCTCTAAGTATTTTTCAAATTTACTTACAGTGGAATTGAATAAGGCAACTTGATCGGATGGCATACCATCACCCGTAGGAGCATCAAGCATTCTTTGTTCTGTACTGATATCTGCTGCCTGAGCCTGAGACGCACCCATTGCAGATGCACCAACTGCTCCCAGTCCCATCAATGCAAGAGATTTCTTACTTGATAAGAACTTAGCAAATCCAAGACCCTTCTTACCTGCAGCGGCCATTGCACCACCACCAGCAAGGCCAGCAAGACCCATTCCAAGTCCACCAAGGAGGCCTCCACCGCCTCCACCTTTTCCTGGTTTTAGATCATTTAATTGTTTAACAAGTTTTGTTATTACCTTCTGTACAGTAGAAACAAGATCTATAGTTCCTTCTAAACTTGATTTTACTGAAGAGAATCCAGAAGCCAACCCATCCAACATGCTTGGATCGGTAAATGACTTCATATAATCTGATATTCCACTGAGGGAACTCATTATTCCATCAAAATTAGGAAGATTACCAGAAATTTTATTTACACTTTGAGATACTTTATCTCCAATTAACTTGGTGATGTTGACATTATTTGTATCACCACCAATAGTCTGCGAAATATTACTTATTAGACTTGAAATTCCGTTAGGTGCTGCTTTAACTTTTCCTTGAGCAAGTCCACCAAGTCCACTTCCACCAGTTTGAGATGCACGTTTGCCAAAAAAACTGGATCCACTAATGAAGTTTTTAGCGGAACCTAATTTTTTATTTGCTCTTTTTGCTATTGCACCTGGTCTAATGGATGTTAGGAATTTCATGTCTTTGCGGCTGCTGCAGCCCTTTGTTGGGCTTTGAGATTTTCTTCTTCGATATGTTGTCTCAATAATCCAACATAAACATCACGTTCCCAAGGCATCATATTTTCTACCTCAGTCAAGCTATATTTATGGAACTGCATCAACGCAAAATTGATTCTAAAGTATGCCTCAAGATTCATTTGAGACATCGTTAGGCGAAAAAATCAGATAGTCCCTCCAGAGTTACAATATTGTCTTTCTTTGTATTTGGATTGACGACGGTAAAGGTATGCGAAAGTTTAGGCATTGTAGTGAAGAATTCTTCAATCTTTTTAAATTGTTCCGCAGTCAACTTTTCTACCCACTCGATCAGTTCTTTCTTAGTGCAGTCTGCAGCAGCCCATGCATCCTCTTCTGTATAAACGGTTTCAATGCAAGATGCAACTATTTCAAACGATCTTTCTACCTGGGTTAGGTCATCATTACCAAAAACAAAATTTGTCTGAATGAATTCATCTAAAGATGGATACTTCATTCTCAATGTAATGTTATCATCAATCTTAATGTCTGGATTATGATTGGGATCCTTCTCAACTTTAATTTCATCAATATAAATTGTTACGGGCACAGTAGTTGTGCCATCGTCACCGCAGGTTATAACTAGATCAATACTTTCCGATACCGACTTACCACGAATATTTAAGAATAGATATTCGATATCAAAATTTGGTAGAGATTCTACTTTGATGCCTTTGGTAATAATGCAATCTTTTAGGACCTGTTTGATTGCATTAGTAATTTGTTTTGTATCTTGACTTTCCAGTGCTATTAAAAGAACTTTCTCTTCTTTGACTAGAAATGGTCTGTATTTAATTGTTTTACCCGTAGAAGGTAACTCCAATTCATACGTGGGTGTTGAAACTGTAGGTAATGCCATAATAACTTATATAAAGTTTTCAGTCGTAATTTATTTATTGGGTCAGAACAGGGGCATGGTAGAAGCTTTAGCAAAATCAATTGTACTTGGATTGTTCCAGATATCAGTACCTGTCCAGGAAAAACTTGTGTTGTTGAAAGTAAATCCAGTAGGAGTAGCAGGTCCCTGAGAACCAGTTATCTGAGATGTTCCATTTGCATCCGTTTTGGTTGGAGCAAATTGGTCTGGAGGTTGGGTTCCATTATCACTGTGACTTGTAATTAAATATCTACTATATTTAAAATCAACTGTGACCTTCAGTATTTGAGCTGATTCATAACTAAGTGGAATAGATGATATATTGACTGGAAATGCATCAATAAACTTATAGGTAATGCTGGTTGGTTTATTGTATCCACCACCAACTACTTCAAGGTTTCTTTCAAATTTATTAATAGAAATGATTGTCTTATATTGTTTTGGATAACGATATCTATGATAATAACTGGTATCTTTTTCCAAAGAAGCATAACCAGACCTACTGGACTTTTTCATCATGCCTTTTTTATTTCCGGCCATTGGATTAATATAATTAATCCATTCTTGGAATAATTTTAGAATCAAATAGTCTGCAGAAACATAAAAAGAAAGACTAATATCGGTGTATATCCTTCTTCCAGGGAAGAATTCTTCAATTCCCTGATAACTACCAAGTTCCGAAAAAGCATCAAGGGCTGTACCAGGAATCAAAGTTTCGCAACATAAGAAATCAAATCTAGTTGGACCAGCTGGATGAGCCCAAATTCCAGCATTTGTTACCCAATCGGAAAGATTTGTATCTCCCTCTCGTTCTGTTTGAGATAAATTGATACTAACTTTATAAAAGTTAGTAAGAGCAGGAGCACCTAACAGACTTTTAAAATTCTTAGATGGATTATCTACCCAAGCATCTCCATCACCATCCATATTGACACGGAAACTGTCAATAGAAGATCTTTGGTCTGGTTGTGGTCCGTTATTCTTGGTGCCTGAATTAGCAGGCGGCGTGGGTTTATTAGGATCGGATGTTGGTGTTCTCCTACCTACTTGTTGCGCTCTTTCTCTTGGACTTAGTACCATGGAGAATAAATATTTTTTAAGTCTTATACTATGTATATGAGTTACAAGGGAAAATATAAACCATCCTATCCCCAAAAATATCATGGCGATCCTACAAATATCATATATCGTTCTTTGTGGGAAAGAAAATTCATGGTCTATTGTGATCTAAATGAAAATGTGTACCAATGGCAATCGGAAGAGTTTTTTATTCCGTATAAATCGCCAGTAGATAATAAATGGCATCGGTATTTCCCCGACTTTTTTATTAAATATGTGGATGCAAGTGGTAAAAAACGTGTCATGGTCATTGAGATAAAACCACAAAAGGAAGTAGAAATGCCTCCAACGAATCCCAAAAGAAGGACAAAATCATGGGCAAATAGTGTGCGTCTCTGGGTTATAAATCAAGCAAAATGGAAAGCCGCGAGAGAATACTGTGCGGATAGAAATTATGAGTTTCAGATCATGACAGAAAAGGAACTAGGTATCTAAAATGATCGCTGAAGAAATTATAAAAGAAGCAGGGAAGAAAAATAGAAGTGGAGATTGGTATATCTCATCACTCCAAGAAAAATTATCTCCATTACAAATAGTAGATTATAGTGAAAGTGACACTGGAGGAGTCGCAGTAGGTGACTTAGTATTTTTCCAATATGGTGCTGCATATCCAGACAATTATGAATTCTGGGATCTTCAACCATTGGCATTTGTTCTTGAATTCAGAAAGACTGGATTTATAGGAGCGAATTTGCATTATATCAACCCAGACTATAGAGATGCAGTTGCAAAAAGCTTGATAAATAAATCAAGAGGAGCCTCAGTTCCTAAGAATAGCATACATCATTATTTGTATAATGGTATAGGGAGCTTATATAAGGTTCCAGAAAGTGAAGATTGGGCATCAATATCTTTATTGCCGACTGAACGTTTCATTGATCGTAGAGGCAATAAATACCCCAAACACAAAGCCTGGAACTGGAAGAAGTAATGGCATTCGAAGTAGTAACATTAAATCCGCCTGTAACACAAACTCTCCGTGATGGTAAGAACGTTGAGTACCAGTTGCAGTACGATAAAACGAATGGCGATGTTAGATTGATAGAATGGAAAGTTGATGGACAACGAACAGGTAGTTCCAATCCCAAGATTATTTTTGGTCCAAAAGATGGAAATTGGAACACATCTGAAATAGTAGATTCAAAATTACAACAAACCAGTCTTCAGAATACCTATAAAACTCAAATAGCTCAAGCTGTCCAAGGAGTTGCAAATAGAAGTAATACTGGGGCCAATAAACCAGTTACTTCTCCATGGGTTCAACCAGCAGCTGCAGGTCAAAGTGGTTCAAACAATCCCGCACCATTCAATCCACTTACAACTCCTTTAGCAAATCTACCTAAGCTTCTTGGAGCTCTTGCTGATCCGTTCGGAACTCTAGAAGCCAATTCCGTAAATGGAACTAATTGGGTAACATCGAATGAACAAAATGCTTCGAAAGAGACATTAATGTATCCAATGAATATGGATAGCAGTCAAGATAGATTAATAATTCAATGTTATCGATATAATCCACCATATCAACAATCATTCTTAGATAATAATGGACAAAATGCAGGGGCCATTTTGCAGAATGGGGTTATCAGAAATACTCCACTAAGTCAACAGATTGGAGGACCAATATTCTTACCCATGCCAAATGCGGTGAGAGATTCTTCCTCTGTCGCATGGGATGTTGATGCAATGAATAACGTCACAATGGCAGCAACAAAAGCTATAGGTGGAAACTTTGTACCTGCTGCTCTTGGAATATATGGACTCGATGCACTTGGTAAAATCGCAGGTGTGGGTCAATTAGGTTCTGCTGTATTGCCAATGGCATTACAAGCATATTTAATGGCATCTGCTGCTGGTGGTGCTGGTAAATCCGCAATTTCTATGGCTGCTTTGAGTGGAGTATTGGGAAAATATGGATATGATGTATCTCCAGAGTCACTACTGGCTAGAGGAGCAGGAGTTATTGCAAATTCCAATCAAGAATTGTTGTTTAAAGGTGCTGCGATGAGAACTTTCTCATTCTCGTACCAATTAACTCCAAGAGATGCGGAGGAAGCAATAATAGTTAGATCAATTATAAGAAGATTTAAAGAATTTTCTGCTGCAAAGAAATTAACAGGCGGCGCTGGAGCATCAGGAGATATTCGAGGAGGAACGTCATTCTTCTTGGGGACTCCAAATATATGGACTTTGAAATATGCTACTGCTGGTAATGCCCTAATAAAAGGCGTCAATTTCATTAAACCCTCTGCATTAACTAGATTCGAGGTCGATTATACTCCCCAAAATCATTATATGGCGGATGAAGATGGTAACCCAATGTCATATAGAATTTCTATGGACTTTTCTGAATTAGAACCAATTTACAATACAGATTATTCTAAAGAGACTCGTACAACTACAGATGCTGCTGGTAAAACGACAAACGCACGTTCAGATCTTCGACAAAATGGCGGATCAGATTGGATAGGATACTAAAATGAAACAAGGATACTTCGACTATCTTCCAAATATTGACTACGTTTCTAGAACTACTGACCGTAGTTCAAACGATGAATATATACGAGTCAAAAATATTTTCAGAAGAGCAAAACTACGTGAAGATCTAGTAAACGTTTCCACATTATATGATCTTTACAACATTCCAGGAAATGTCAGACCAGAACAAGTTGCACAAAAACTATATGGAGATTCCAAACTGGATTGGGTAATTCTGATAGCAAACAATATTATTAACGTTCAAGATGACTGGCCCATGGAAGATTATGTGTTTAGGAAGTTTCTTCTAGACAAGTATGGGTCAGATGAAAATATCAATAAAGTACACCATTATGAAACTGCACTGTTGCAGGATGGATGGGAAAGAGTAATTGTTCCTGGTGGATTGATTGTGGATTCGGATTTCAATATTTCTGCTCTTGATTCATATACAAATAATACGGAAACTACATTTTCTCCCAATGTTCCATTATCTAGAACAGGATCAGTAACAGTAGATGATGCAGGAACAGTTAAGAATTCTTCTGGATCCGAATTAATTGGTTCAAATGTAGTTGCAATATCAAATTACGAATATGAATTGAGAATTAATGACGCTAAGAGAAATATCTACACCTTGAAACCAGAATATGTTGAAGTTGTTGTCAATGATCTCAGAACGATAATGTCATACGAAGAGTCATCACAGTATATCGACGAGAGAAATAAACAAGCATATAACCCAAGATTAACTGGCATTTAAAAAGGGGGGATTTCTCCCCCCTTTGAATCAATCTTCAGCGAGTCGTTGGAAATAACTCAGAGCATCATCTTCATCTTCATCAGTTTCCTCAGTATTGAACTTCGGAAGAGCTGGAGAAGAAGCTGCGGAAGAAAGACGAGTTAGTTCATCTTCATCTCCGCGACCCTCATCTTCATCCTCAACTTCAGGATCAGGACGACGAAGTTGTTGTTTGTTACCAAGGACAGCATTAAGACGCTTCTTCAGTTCATCATAAGACTTGAACTGATCAGGAGCAGTAAACTCACTCAGATCGTGAAGTTTGTTATAGATGCTTTCCAGTTCATCGTCATCATCCAGAAGAGGTTCAGAACGACCAAACTCAGAAGAGTCATAGTTCCAGTAACCTGCAACGTTCTTGATCTTCAGTTTGAAGTTTGCACCCTGCCAGAAGTCAAAGGGATTGATGGGCTTTTCATCTTCAAACTCAGGTTGCATTGCTGCACTGATTTTATCGAAGATCTTCTTACCAAACTTATAGAGGAAGATTCGACCTTCGTTCTCTGGATTTGCCTTATCACTTACGACATAGATGTTAGCGTAGTAAGACAGTTTACGTTTCTGTTTACGTGCAATTTCTTTATCTGCATCACTACCACTGTTCCACAGTTGGCGATTATATTCCGAAACGGGATCATCCTTACCAAGAGTGGTAAGTGAATTTTCCATGTACCATCCACCAGGGCCTTGGAATGCATGACTCCAGACTTGTGCCCAAGGAAGTTCGCAATTAGCGTGTGCAGGGAGGAAACGAACTACAGCAAAACCATTACCTGCTTTGTCTACGGTAGGTTTCCAGAAGCGATCATCACTTGAACCACCGCCCTTTTCGTTCAACTTCTCCACCTTTTTCATCAGTTTCTCGGTGAGAGATCCAGAACGAGATTGTTTTTTAAGATCAGCAAAAGACATTTGTGTTCTCCGTATTTTTTGTATTTGTTGTGTGGTACGTATTGATTTTAGACCCAAAGACCCTATTTGTCAACAGAGTCTTCCAGTGAATCTAAGGTTTTTGACAACATATCAAAAAAGTCCTCAATCGACTGATTGGGTTTCAAACCAAGAAATCTTGCAGATTCGTGAATTTCCTCTTTCATCTTCACGGCCTTTGGATCATCCGAGTACTTCAATCTAAACCAAAAAACCTTCTGTTTGTCCAACAGAGTTCTCATGACCTCGACCGATCTTTTCTTTTGATCCTCAGTTTGTTTCCACGGAGGAGTCATCATTATTTTCATGATTTCTTCCTGCAGTTCATTAATTTCAACTGCAGCCGCTCTTACCACTGGAGATTCGAAGAAATCTGAACTCATGTTAATACATCCCGTAAAATCTGTTTATATTTCTTGGTATCAATATTTAGAAAGGGTTTATACTTTTTAATCTTGAAACTGACGGTTTCCCACACTGGATCAAAAAGTTTTTTATCGAATTCCTTCCCGATCAGGAATATTCTATCATATATGACCATAGTTTCAAGGCTAATTTTCCCGATCAGGAAATTTTTTAACACCAATGGATGTCCTTTAGTGCAATCAAATGCAGCATCCAACTTAACTTGTGAGAAAAAATCTTCGGATTCTGTTTTAATCAGATACGACAAACTTTGCATCTTTTTCGTCCATGATGCATATCTCTTTTCGCCATCATCAATTATCTCCCCAATCCATACAGACTGGGGATCTTTTGACTGACTAAAACTGGCTATGAAAAAGTCTGTTATTTCTTCGTCTGTCCTTTTTCTGGAAAGTCTTTCAAAAAAATATCTATCTTTTCTTTTAGTGAAGGCTTCTTTGGAAGTTTTTACTTTTCCGCAATATTTGAAAAAATCGTAATTTTCTTTTGTGAAATGATTCTTAAAGGCCAAATAAGTTTGGTATACTTCAATAGGTGTCACAATGGCAATTTAGCACGAGTAGTTTTTTTCAGATAATTGAGTTGTTGCGCTTCGTGTTTTAGTTTTTCTTTTAGTGGTTTCGAAATTAGTTTCGATACTGACTCAAACTCAATATTATTCTCTTCGCAATAAGAAATAATTGCTTCGATATAATTTAATCCAGATTTTAATACCAGAGATTCAATATCTTGACTGAATCTGGATTGACATAAAAACTTTTCTCTGAGCAGGTCGTTAAGGTCTTTCTCCATACTCTCCGAGTTTATTTGTGACAAATTCTTTGATGTACTTGGTAAGAAGCTTAATATAGTCACCTTTGTTTCTTTTTTCATAGACAACACATTCTCCATTTTCGGCAACCATAATGGTTACAATTTTTTTAACAATATGTCCTGTCATTTCATAATACATGCAGGCATATGCTGTTTCTTGAACAAAGTATTGTTCAATCCACTCTTCTGGTTTAATTTTTTTCGACGTTTTAAAGTCTATAACTGCAAGTTCACCGTTATATTCTGCGATGCAATCGACCCTTCCAGCTATTCCAAAATAGTCACTGTAAAGAGGTTTTTCTAATGCATGAATATTATTTATGTTATCCAAATATTTCTTTGCCGACAAAAACAAAGCTTTTGTGGAAGGTAAAATATCTAGAGTCTTAAGATCTATATTCAAAAGGTACTTTTCCACTAAATCGTGAAACTTAGTACCTCTTTCTGTAGAAACTTTAGTGATCTTGTTTGCAGTTTCTTCCCCGACTTTTGCTCTCCACTCTTGAAAAAACTGTCGATTATAAAATCCAGTCACCGAAGTAATGGATGGATAGGTTTTTTGTTCAGACACACTGTAGTATCTGACTCCATCTATAATTTTGGCTTCTAATTCAAAATCTTTGAGAGTATCTAAATGTACGAACATTATAAAGAAAGAGCTAGTTTAGTTACAAGATAATTTCTGACTAAACCAGAACGAACAATATCATCTAATCCAAATTCAATTACACCAAAGTCATCTTCCATGACTTCAATAATCTTTTTGAAATCGACAATTCCATCCTTTTCATATGATTTAGTTAAGTCGGTTTGGGTTGCATCACCACAGAAAATGATTTTGCAATTGTCCCCAACTCGTGTAATTATACTATCTAATTCATGAAAATTCAAGTTTTGCATTTCATCTACAATGATAATGCAATTATCCATGGTAGTACCACGAATAAAAGATGTACTCCAGAATGAGATCGTTTCTTGAGTTTTAAGATTACCATAGAGCATATCAAAGTCGGCATCTGTAGGCATCTCAAACATGTACTTCACCATATTCTTATAAGGAATTTGATAAAGTGCGGCCTTGTCATCATGATCACCAGGAAGGAAACCAATCTCACGAGTTGCTACGAGAGAACGAACAACATACAGTTTATCGTATGGAGTAGATTCATCCAAAACATCTTTGAGTGCGAGATATAAACTAATAAAAGTTTTACCAGTACCTGCAGCACCATAAGCAAAAATATTCTTGCCAGAGTCATACGAATCAAAGAGTTTTCTCTGATTGTCTGTCAATGGTTCAATATCAACCATCATGTCTGCATTGATTGGTTTTCTACGGCGCATTTGTTTTGCCGTCATCCCTACTCCGATGGGATCATCTTGGTTTCTCTTTCTTCTTGCCATAGTTGTTACATTAGTGATTGACGATTTGCACCAGCTTTTTCAGCTTTTTTAAGAACTTCTTTCCATCCTGGGTTCCTATTGTGGAGTTTATCTTTCCACTCCCCAACTTCACCAAATGATGGGGCATTCTCTGGAGTATAGTACCTCTCCCAGTCGGGATTGTCCTTACACCACTGATCCCAGTCATGAATACTCATGACAATTTCTTTGGTTTCTCCAGTTTCTTTATTCTTTACAGGATAAGTTGCCATTACACCCACTCCAATGCTTCAGCCACTGTAGGGAACTGTCCCGCAAAAATACATTGACACTCTTTAGCAATATCCATGTGTTCTTTTTGAGTTCCGTTCGCAGTTCTTAGATTTATATAGTGGATCCAAGAACGGCAAGAGCCCGTCATATAGATGCGTGTGGGGGTCGCCAAGGGGAGTACGAACCGAGCACACTCCTTTGCTACCCCATGTTTCAGGAGTTCCTTGTAGAGGTGCATAGAGTCCGCAAAATGCTCCTGAATTTTACTCTGTAGAGTAAGTTTTTCATATTCACCGATGTCATCAATAGAATTCTGACGATTCTTGTTATCCTGCCGTCGAAGATCAGGTACAGGAATGTAATCACTCAGAAGTGAAGAATCTGCATATCTTTGCGAAAACTCTTGAAATGTAAAACTACGGTGGCGCAGGATTTGAGCTGCGATACCCCGAGTTGTTTCAATCTCAAGAGTCATAGTAGACTGTTCAAACACAGACCAATGATTATGCTTAATACAATAAGCAAGCAACTTGGCATAGTTTTCGTTGTCTTGATTCGCAGGATTAGAGACTCTCGCAATATATGCCATTGTCTGTTCTGCATCTGGTGTTACTGAAATAAGTTTAACTGTCATATTCTTCAATCTGGGTAACCATCATCGTCTTCAAAAATTTCATCATAATCCAATCTTGGTCTATTCTTTACATCTGCACTTGTGTAAGCAGAAACATCAGAATACACTTCTGCCTTCAACGAATCAACCAGTAATTCAAGATTACGAACAATAAGTTTTAGTTTGTCTTTGTCCATATCTAACGGGGAATAATGTCTTCTGGGTGATAATTAAAGTTAATAACCACCCTACAAGGTTCATCTGTGCAATTTGTACCAGTGTGTTCTAGATTAGAATCGAATACTACTAATCTATTAGCAACACTCTCTATTTTATCACCATTCTTAAATAATGTATAGCCATCATTTGAATTAACGTAAAGAATTGCTGTAACGCAATTATTGTAATCAGTATGAAAGTTATTTTCTACGATTTCACTTCCCCTAGGTTGCAAATTAGCTTTACATCTAATAATAGAAGCTGCGCCTAGATCCTTAAAGATTGGTTCAACTAAATCAAAATAAGGAGTTCTGGGTGCATACTCAGTATACATGAGATGGATGAATTGATACCCACCATCATTGGGAAGTACTACTCCATTTTGAAAAGTCCAAGGAATAGTTCCACCTAAGAAATGTTCTTGAATTTTTTCAAAATAATCAGAGTCAACAAAATCATCAATAACTTGAGTTTTCATGTTGGTTGTTCTTGTCGTTGTGTATAAACAAGATCAAACAGTTCGTCAAGAATTTCTGAACATTCCCAATAATCCTGAGAATCGAGCATAGTTCGTTCAAATTGATACCGTCGAACAGCAGTAAAAACAGTCTGCCACTGACGATCAGTTAGATTCGGAATAGTCTGGTCCATGATACTTAAGATACTCAAAAAATGTCAGTTTCATTTCTTTCTGCGTCATACCACAATGTTTTGCAGCTGCAGGAAGAGTCATTTTAGAACGAAAGAGGCCTTCGTTGGCCTCTTGCACGTTTTCTGGTGTAGTTTTCACAGGCATATCAACTAAAGATGCCTTATTGATTTTCAATAGATTCATTTTCTGTTTCTTCTGGTCCGTACTCTTTTAGAAGATTGTTGATATAAGTTTCTGTCTGATTTAAAGAATGAAGTTCGTAAATATTTGACTTCATGTATTTTTTCAGTTTCTTATATTTCTTTACTATTTTTGTAAGTTCATCGGCGTTAACATTGACTTTCGCCTTATTATCAAAAAAATTAGTCATTTCTTCTTAGATTTATTTGTTTTGGGATTCCATAATTTGGGGTTCATTCGACCTTCGGATTGTTTAAATCCTTTAAAGTCTTCACGATATCTGTCCCAATAGTAATCAAAAATTTCAACCTTTTTGTTTGCAATAACTATGTCGTATGCAATTGCTCCATCATCTTCATACCAAACTAAGTAACAATTATACGGGAGAGACCGATCTTCTGCAAGTTCAGGATCACAGTTTTGATGGAGAATCTGCATTAACTACGACCTCCCCAAACAATATCGGGATAGGCTTCCGATACTAGTTCTTTAGAGATCTTATACTTAGACTCTAGATTTTTATCTTTGACCAGACAAACAATCTCCGCCTCTTTGGGATGAAGAGATTCTAAGAGATTGATGAATATACTTTCTCTTTTGATTTTATTTAATGCGTCGTTACCACCTTTTACAAAATTATAAAAACGAGTCCATTCATTTCTGATAGTTGACCTAGAAGGAATGCCTCGTTTTGGATCTGGAGCAGATTCTTCTGCAAGAGGTTGGTAAGGAACTTCACCAGCCGGAATCATACTGATGATAGTTTCATCGTAGTTCCAAATAAAGAGGGACTTAATAAAATCACCTCCATATGTCTGGAGAATATTAATTTTATTGGCCTTGACTCGTTCTTGTACAACTGCTTCAAAAATCTCGTGTACTAGTGAGTTGGCGGCCAATTCAATTTTCTTAACCGTAACCGTTTTGGGTTTGGGTGCAGGTTTTTTAGAGGCCGAAGTTTTTGGTTTAGTCGTCCTCGTCGTCTTCGTCGTAGTCATAATCGTTTTCAAATCTTACAGCTAAAATTTCATCAGGAATTACATTACCATTCTCATCAAACATTTCTGGATGAAGCATTGGTGGAGAGGTAAGGTACAGGTTCTGTTGAGCTAACCATCCAATTATACCACCTATTAAGAGGAAAATCACGCTCAACATAACAAAGATTGCAACTGTTGCTACTTCCATTCTCGTTCCTCCGAGAAACTACTTCTTTTGTATATCCAACGATACTTTGAAAAAGAAGTGATATTCTCTTTTAAAGAGAGAAACTATTTTTCCAAAGCATACTTCCCAGGTTTTACCCTTCTTTGGTTTGGTTTTCCCTCCTAATATTAATTCCACACCTCTATTTATGTGGAATGTCTCACCTCTACCCATTACGTAAGAACCCTGTGATCTTTCAAATATTGGATAGTTTGTTGGCAGTCCCCAATATGTTTACCTTCATATTCAACTTGGGGAAACATAGTTTTTCCTTTGAATTTTTCAAGGAATTCTTCTTCAGTAAAATCGGTATACAATTCTTTGTATTCGTATTCTTTACCGAGGAGTTCCAATACTATCTTAATCCTTTGGCAAAAACCACAGTGTTCTTTTCCGTAAATCGTAAACATGAGTTATAATATTTCTATGTTAATAAAGTCATGATCAAATACACAAGCAGAAGATAGTGTTTCCTCGTTGATTCCTACGGTAAAATAAGTATCTAATATTGTGTATACTGGACCAATAAAAGTATATCCAGATTTAAGTTCTATACGTATTAGTTGTCCTGTTTCAATTGTAAAAGCTTTCCCTGAATTGGAGAAAACTTTTTTCGACATCGGTCGTGTCGCAATTTCCCTGAGATACCCAAATGTGACAGAACTCATACACTAAACGTTGATCTATGGACAAGTATTTTACTAAGACTTTAAATACTTCTTGTCGAAGTATCATTTTTTCATCACTGTATCTCCAGTCATGGTTTGTCATAGTCCTTAAGCATATCTTCGATCTTATCAAAAAATTTGTCGGTCTTAATCAGACTATCAATTTTCATGATTATTTGCGAAATATGCATTGCAACGTATGGTTCTTCTTGCCTTGCAGCAAAAGCCAAGGCGTTGCGTAATGATGATTGTGCTTCTTGAAGTGAGTCTTCTACTGATTGTGAAAGTGCCATTGCAAAAAATACTATAATTTGACCTTACAAAAAAAGAATAACCACACTATTATATAGTTATTCTTCAGGATGCTTTTTTTGAGTTTTTCGAATCTTTTTCAGTTCTTTCAACTCTTCTTTAATTTGTCGATAGGCAGTTTCAGAATCAATTTTACCTCCCATCTCAAAATTAATAATAATATCTACTCTTGTTCCAAAGTGGGAAAGAGCCTTTTCGAATACATCTAGTTCGTACATTAGAAGTCTATTCCAGATAAATTACATTTGGATGTTTTTTCTTGTATTCTTGGACTTGTTGTTCAGTTTGAAGAAAGACCGAAAGTTTTGTTTGTGGGTGATCCTTATAATAAAAATTAACCCTGATAAGTGGATCCTTTTTCATAACCATCTATTTGCAGATAAGCCCATTATATCCCAAATATTTGGGATCGTCAATGGTTAAAGTTTGCCTCCAACAGTCCCATCATAAACAACGTTTTCGCTTATGTTGTCCCATCCCTCTTGGAGTCCCTTGAGATAAAAACGGGTTCCAGAGATACAACTTTCCTTAAAGAGTGCGGTGACGAGTCCCTTATTTTCTTTATCATAAGAAGTCCAAGTTCCATAGCTCTTCTGTTCGACTCGGAAGCAATCATCAATCCATTCATAATCAGTATCAGTTTTCATATTTTTTAAGGAATTGTTCTGTTGGTCCTGGGGTTGTTGGATCTGGTAAATTGACAACACCCTTAATTAACTCAATATCAGTCCATTGACTTTCCATTTCTTTAGCCAAGTACATAATTCTCTTTTCATTAAAGTCATCGCGTTCAATTAAGAATGCAATGGTATCGGCAAGAGTTTGTACGTTACCTTCTTTATCCTTAAGAGTAATAGTATAACTATTGCGAAACTTCTTTAATAGGGAGATTTTAACGTACCAATACAGAATAAGATTAACAATAAGTACGAAAAATAAAGTCATGACCTAGAAATTTCAATTTTCTGTTGTTGAATAACCATCACACTTTACCATTTTTTCTGGGTTTTGTCCAGCCGGAACAAATTCATACTCATTGTTCCACTTAAGAGTTGTATTGTTTAATTCGTGTTTTACTGGTTTTTTGACAATCTCTATCTCGTGATCTTTTTCGAGTTTATATAAAATAACCTTCAAAAGAGCTTTTATCTCATTCAACTCTTCGTGAATATCTTGATGATGAAATCTTAATGGGCCCTGAATCAACTTATTAAATTTCTTTTGTTTCATTACATTAACCAATATCGTAAAATATTTAGATCGACCCCTGGCACCAAAAAATGCCAGGAATTTTTTTCCCGCTTTTTTTGGAAACTAAGCTCATTTTTGCCTATGGATATATTGTATTCCCATAATAGGCAAAACAATAATACCAAACCCACAAAGTCCTAACCAAATTGGACTTGATGCCAATATCTCAACTAAATGGAACATCAATATCCCCTCCAACTTTTAAACTCATAATAAAAATATTGATCTAATATCCTGTCGTCCAATGGGGCATTTTCAGTTCTATGTGCCCATACCTCACAAAATTCTACGATACGATGATCTTTCAATGAGTTGTGTCCCCACATTCTTACAAATGATGATGCTGCAAAGTGATACCGCTGTCTAATGTGCGGTTCCGTTTCCTTTATACTTTTCGGTATCATAATACCCTCCTTTTGTTCCGAAGTAAAGAGTTGTTAA